CGCTGATAATTTTTTATTCCCTACAGCGGTTAGAGCGTTTTGTATGGCACCCTGCTGTGCGCCCAAGCTTTGTTGTATCTCTAAGGCCCGATCAGTAATGGCTCCTCCTACCGTAACTCCTTGTTGTTTCAGTTGTTGTTCCCTGAAACGTGATGCATAGGCTGGATCTGACATATACATAAAGTATTGGGAACTTGCGAGATTAGCTGCATCGCCCGCCGACATGCTAGCAACAGGGGCTGCATCATCAGATGCCCTATTAACAGTAGCTACGCCGGGTTTGCCATTTTCGTGAGAGCCGGTTAAGGTTATTTGACCGTCGTTTACTATCGCATTTTTGAATTGGAAGCCTTTTGGCGTGTCGCCATCGATATTACCAAGTGCAGAGAGTAATGCTTGAACCTCTGGCTTTATCTGTCCATCTGGATTAGGTTTTAACGCCTCTTGCATTAGGTCGGTATCAATTTCTAACGCGCCCGGTCTAACAACATTTGCCCGTGTGGCTAGTAGCATTAATTGGTTGTTTCTTGCTTTAACTTCCGCAACGTTATTCTCCCTTTCGGCTGCTTTCGTTTGCTCCGCTATTAACCCTTCGCGTTCTTTGCCAGCACGCAGGTTTGCACCTGCCGATAACGCAGTTGTGAAAGCTTCAAATCCCGGTAAACTCATTTTTTATTCCTCTACATAAACGCAAAAATAGCGGCTGCGCCCATCGTACCGATCATGTTCGTAGTTTGTGCCTTATAGGCAGACTTAGCATTTTCGTATGCTGTATTTCGATTAGCTTGATTTTGAGCCGCACCGCTAAGACCCTGCATCGAGGCGCGATTTACGCCTTGCCCAATATTAATTAAGTCAGCCATCAACCCTCGGTTTGCGTCTTTCTGTGCAACACGCGCGTTATTAACGCCCCCCGCTCCTGCTAAAGTTGTTTCGCGCTCAATAGATTTTTGTTGCTGCTGTAGTTGTGCAGGAGTCAAAGCTGCTCCATATCGAGAACGGTTGCGTTCTTCAACACCGCTTAGAAGACCCGCCGACATGTTACGGTCTTCTTTTGCCTGATCAATCAGACTCGTATCATTCTGCGCGCGATCTATAAGTTCTAGCTCGCGAGGGCGGATATTTTGTAGATAATAGTTGTAATCCGCTCTCGTCATATTGGCGAGGGTTTGCTCGGGATCAACACCGTATTGTCCGCTAGCTATTAAGCTGCCTGTTGGATTAGGTAATGAACCAACAGCTGCTTGAGAAATATTTCTTCCTACGGTCATTATGTAACCTCTTTTCTAAATGAGAGCTTTAAACTGGAGTTTTGTACTCTTCGAGTGCTTTTCTGAACTGTCCCCATTTCCCGTCCTTCCCAAACTTTTTATCGGCCCCGGCAGTGGCCATTTTGACGCCAGCTGAAACAAGGGCTGCATTTTCTTCACGCCGACGTTTTGCTTTTGCTATAACTTCTGCATTGCCAATGTTTGCCAGCGTTTGCATAGCTTTATCGTTATCTGCACTTTGCCCCTGTGCAACACCGATAGATGCCGCTACTCGTTTATTCTGAAAATCTTTCGCCCCCGCTGTCGCTTGGCCTAATGCGGTGGTTAAAGTAGCTGCATTTTTACCCGCGTTATCCGAAAGGTCAGCCGTTTCACGGTAAGTGGGAGTGCTTGTAGTCGCCTGCATGACATCTGCGTTAGTCCGAGAACGTGCTGTGGTTTTTACGCTATCCGTCAATGCATCATCTAGCTCAGCTAGATTTAGAGGCGCATAGTTATCGAGGAAGAATTGCTTCTTATCCGCTGCCACTTGAGTCTGAGCAATCTCAGCTTGTGAAGGCGCTTTGTCAGATGCTTTCGGTTTACCGCCCATTTTAAAGTTCCCTTGTATAAACTATGGTGTCTATGTCCCAACCTTCTGATACCAACTTAGGCATTAACGCGGCCACAGCTGACCGTACTTCTATCTGTTTAAACCCGTCTGCCTTAGCAAACTCGCTAAAAAATTTGTAGTACTTTTTAGCGCAGTTATCGCCGCGTTTTTTTGCCCAAGCCATCCACACTAAAAAAGTTCTGTCGCCCGTAAATGTATCCACTTCAGCGGTAGAAATAACAAACCCTTCGTCTGTTACCCAAAGAGTTGCTTCGCCAAACATACAGGCGCTTGCTACTTGATCAGCCGTACACGTTAACTGCGGTTGATCATCTAATATTTCCTGTACTCCCGGCAGCACCCATTTAAAGTGCTCACAAATATCGCTAATAACCGGCGCGCCATCCTCGATTGCGGTATCGAGTTCGTGTGGGGATGCCTCCATAATTTACCTTCCTAGCTACACCATCGCTTCTTTTTGCACGTACACGCGCGCTCTCTACTCCTGATGCGGCCATGCCGCCATACGCAGTTGCAGTATTGAAATCTGTCCACGGTTTGTTGGGCATCATTAACAGCCGAAACAACGTGCTATTTACAATTGTTTCTCGGTAGTCATTCATGATGTCATCATCGCAAGCGACACTATCATGCGTAGGCTTCAAAACCGCTTGTACAATGGTGCTAGCCGCTTGAGTTGCAGATGGGACAGGAACCAACCAAAATAAAGAACTGGTTTGCTGCACATAGTATTTCGGAGTGCCGGTGTACCCAGTGTCTCGCCACTTCGGCAGTTTCTGCTCTAACAAAGAACTGGTTACTGGCTCAAGCGACTGACCACCGTGAGTAACCCACAAGATTTTATGAACTGTTGTTCCTGAAGGCGCTTCAAGATCATATTCATAAGCGTTGCCAACAGTCGTTACTGCATCAAGCTCTCGTTGATACACACTGGATTTCTGGCATAAATCAATAACAGCCGTGCGAATAGTTCTTTCGATCAACATATCCGGGCAATCATAAATTATGGGCAAAATCTCTGGGAGTAGCGTCTCGTAGGAAATTGCCATGCGTTACACCATCGCAGGTTGGGGAGCAGGTTTTATGTCCCCATTTGGATTAGTCAGCGCGTCAATTGAGCCTTTACCGGTTATAGAAACAGTAAATAATTGAAAATGGGTAGCCGCGCGTTGCTGGTTTGAAGCGTATTCAGTGTCTTTCATATAAGCCATATACAAAACATAGTTCATAATCGCGGTCGCAAAAATATCAGGGATTGATAAGTTATCCCCCTGCGCAACCGCTGTAGGATTTGCAGAATAAATAATCTCTAAAAAAGAACTGCTGCCTGCTACCCCCGGATACACATAAAACTCCCTTGGGCTGGACGCTTCGTAAACATAATGTTTTACAACAGATGTATGCGCAGCATCCCCCGTTACAGCAGGATCGTGCCAATCAGGCGATTGACCATTAAGCACCTCCATGTCTACAAGACGTACCGCACGTTTGCCCGTGCCCCCACTAGCAGCCGACATATTACGAACGACTTTTAACAGGCGATTCCCAGTTGCAGGAATGGACTGTTTAGTTCCAGTTGTTAACGTAACAGTTGTATTTACAGCACTCGCGTCGGGCTTTAACAACGAAACTTCACGTTGAGCGTCGTTTACCCATAACACAAGCTCTGCAACAACGGGCCATCTAATACCCGTCGTGTCTTGGAGTACGGTTTGTACTCGATCAATTACGCTTTGTACCGTCACCGCCATTTTTATACCTATGCGTTAAGCACTGCTTCCCACGCCGCTGCGCGCTCATCAGTCGTAACTGTGCGGCTCATTAGTTTGTTAACAACCGCTGCTTTTGGAGAGCCATCAGCTTTGAAATTACTTGGATCACCTTCCTCTATAAGCTGAGCCAAAGCCTCTTCTAAAGTTGCTTGGCCCGACAAATTTTTGGGGACGGCGCTAACAACAGGCTCAATAATTGATTTACAATCCCTTGCGCCCTGCTGTAGTGCCAATAACCCAATTTCTTCACTTACTGTAATTGGAATGCCTGCCTCAAACGCTATTGCCGCGCCCGAAAGTGTTGCTATCCTGAGTGGCTTATCTGTAATAATTTCCATGAATTTGTCCTATTATTTAGTTTTTGTGCTGTACTTCTTCCCATTCCAAGTAAACGTCTTCCCGCCTTTCTTTTTAGCCAAAGCAAACGCTTCGCGAAAATTGCCAGACGCTTTTGATCCTTTAGCGAAGGTCTTGTAGTCCCCGCCTTTGGTTTTTACAGTTCCAGTAGATTTGCTGACAGAGACAGCTTTTCGAGTACTTGCTTTTTGCCCTTTGGTAAGCCCCGCAGCGTCCTTTGTCCCTTTATCTAAATTAGCGTACTGCGATTGCTTCTTTGCGGTTGCTTTAGGCTTTGGTGTAGCTTTCTTGTCAGTGCGCGCTTTCTTTTGCGTGGCTAGTTTTGCTTTGCGAACTTTCTCTTTTTCCGCAATGCGCGCGCGTGTCGAAGCAGGCGTAGATTTTGATGTAGTCTTATTGTCAGCACGCGCTTTCTTTTGCGCGGCTAGTTTTGCTTTGCGAACTTTCTCTTTTTCGGCTAGTGCTTCGCGCCGTGCTGCTGCTGCGGAAGATGCCGCCTTTTTCCGCGCGTTAGTTTTCTCTTTATCTGGTTTTAAAAAATCAAATATACCCATCGTGTTCTCCTCAGAATAAAAACCCCCTCCGAAGAGGGGGCCGATATTTCACTGCCTTATTGCGCAGTGTCTAAGCATATAACGCCGAAATCTTGGACGCTGCTAGTGATATCTGAGTTGTACTTGGGCTTGCGAAGTCCGAAGATCTTGCCAACCGAAATACCAGACTGGTTGCCATAATCGAACGTGTCCTCCACCATTTCCGGCAATCCAATGTCAGCCATTGCGAGAGCTTGAGCACCACAGAACAGAGCGCGTGCTCCATCAACGTTTGCACCAGCACCCCACTTGTAACCAGCCGCTCCAGCATTTCCACTTGAACCAGACGTAGCTCCAGCAGTGTTGAAGACATGACGGAATTCATGAATCATCACACCATCAACCATTAGGCTAGAAGAACCGCTGAACAAGCTGTTCGAAGTGCCGCGTACACCAGCGTTACGAACGTTCGCCAAGAAGCTAGCATCAAGTTTCAGATCAGCCATCTGCTGCGGAGTTACAAACATGTGGAAAGTTTCTTGGTTACCAGCACCGCGAATTCCACGAATGTATTGATCCTTTGCATACGCTTTGAGATTAACGATACACTCATAGCTAATCTTGTCAGCAGCTGCAACAGCGTTAGTAGCGCCAGCAGCAAGACCGTCTGTAGCGTCCCATCGACGATGACGTGCAGCAGTCGGAGCAGATACGTCGGAAGCAAACTCAAGATCAACAAGTTCGTGTCCGGCAGTTCCTGACGTAGCGCGCAAAGCACCATTGTTTTTCAGTGTGTAAGCAACGCCGGAAAGCGTCAAGAACGCTAACTGGTCACAGCGATCAGCCATTGCATAAGCAAGTGCATCACGCGATTGCTCACGGAAGTTAACCACGGTTTTCTGGTCAGTCATGCGACCAGCGATGCGGTTAGCAAAACGTAGCTGATCTAGCTCAATGGTTATGTCATACGCGCGGAGGGCTTCTTCGTTGCCTTCCAAAGTGTTGTCGCCAGTGATGCCGTCTCCGGTCATGTCAGCAAGCAAAGTGATGTTCGCTTTGGTGCCTTTCTGGTTTTTAGTAAGCTCAGTGATCCGCTGCACCATAGCGTTTGAACCGCTACCCGCGAACTGATTAATGAATGATTGATTGCGAGCTACGCGCCAAAAGTCGCGTGACCACGCCTGAAGTTGATCGCCCGAAAGCGTACCGAAATTAGTTAAAGCCATGATAAAAGTTCCTGTAAGTGACAAAATTATGCGGACGTGCCGCGTTGTTTAGCCGACTTTGAGGAGCGGCTAATCCGTGTTCCCGTATCGTGGGACGACGAATCAGCGCAGATTAACGAGGTGCGACCTCGACAGGTTTAACGTCTTTTGTAGACGAGGGGTACGTTTTTAACGCCTACGGGGCGATCAGTTATCGTACTGATACACGTATAGATAATAATACCGTAGCTATTATTTACTTACAACTATTTATTCGCCTTTTAGCTCTAAACCTAACACGCGCGTTTCGGCAGGGTTCACTTCCACAGGTTTGCAATACGCAATTATCGGGCGATAGTTATCTTCCCGCCGCGACAAAAGCCGAGCGTCACTTAGACAATGTTGTAAGCGCGCCCAGTGCGAAGCAATTTTCTCTTCATCACCGGCCTCACCGAGCACAACAACTAACGCAAAAACAATAATTGTATTCATTCACGCTAATTTGTTGGGCGGCGCTGTTGATTAGTTATTAACTGCAAAATCACTTTCGTATCAGCTTTCATTTCGGAAACGTCTTTTTGGACAGAGTCCACTTTTGTCTGCACTACAGTAACGTTCTTATCTAGCTCAGCGATCTGCTCCGTGTGTCGCTGGATAACCGTTTTGTTATCGCGGATGTCTTCCGCATTACTGCCGCTCTCTGCTGACAATGACGCATACGAAAAGATTGCGCCAACCGCAACTACGCCCAGCGGGGCTACTGACGCCAATGTTTTAATGTCCATCTGTTTCTCCTAAATTTAACTACCATTTGACCTTGTCAGCCCACCAAGCTGCGCTCATTTTGCCCTTGGCTATGTTGCGACCGTGGCGGGATTTAAAACTTGCTCGTTTCTTCTTCATCTTGTCTGACTCACCGGTTTTCGGCTTGCCTGCGGTCGAAGCTCCCTGCTCACCGAATCGGATTGTCTTAATCTTCTCACCCTCTTTTGCCACAACAATGTGGCTTTTCTTTGGGTGCGAAGGCGTCCTCTTCGGCTTGTTAAAGCCCGACACTCCTGCTCGGGCTAATCGTGGATCTTTAGTACTCACAGAATGTCTCCTCGTAACCTCCGCAAAGTTGCTTCAGGCAATGCGTTAAATTCGTCTTCACTCATCGATGAAATGTCATTCGACACGTCCGGTTTTGCTTTGCTTTCGCCCGGAAGCTCGGGAGGCTGAGACTCGGCAGCAGCAAGTTTTTGTTTAACTTGAGAGCGTTTCTTTGCAACTTCATCCGTGGTCTTTGCTTTAGCAATCAAAGCTGATCCCGTATCGTCTACAGCAGCGTCTAAGTCGTGATCTTTTACAACAAAATTAACGGCTTTTGACAACGCTTCTACCGCACTAAGCCCCTTAATAATGAACGCATCTCGAAGGTCAACAACTTCATCGGTCAACGCCTGATCGAAAGAGTCAGAGTTGTTGTCAAACACTGGATAGGCTTCTTCCATTGAGTTAGCAGCCTGCTGTAAAGCAGTTGCTACACGGTCTTGCTCAACGGTTTGAGTCATCTCCTGACGCATCTCATACTCTAGTTGTGTTCGCTCCGCTTTTCGGATTTCTCGTCTAAGAGCGACTGCCTTATCCGTCTCTCCATCCAGAACCATCGTCTGGTATTCGACCTCTTTTTGGTCGAAATCATACTCTTCGGGGGCTTCCTCTGACTTAGTCTTCTGAGCATTTAAATCGTCCAATTGTTTTTGCAGGGCTTTTTGCTTTGCTAGCACCTCATCAAGTCGCGACTTTGGCACCATCGGACTTTTCTTCGGTGGCTCTTCTTCTAGCACAGCAGCTTCTTCAGCTTCTTCCGCTACCTCTTCGACTTCTTCCGCTACTTCTTCGACCTCT